ATTTCCAAATAATGAAAGAACAATATTTGTAGCAGAAGATAAAGGTTCTAATGGAAATTTTGGAACAGCAAGATACGCAGGCGGGAAAAAATTAACAGCACAGCAAAAATTAATGGCAAGTATAATTGCTAATCTAATCGTGAAAACAGGTTATTTCGATATAGATATTATTAAAATAGCATGGAAAACTGTATATAAACATAATATTAAAAGAGTTACAATAAATGACGTATTACGGAGCGACAAAATTATGAATGAAATAGCAAAAGAGTTAAAGAAAGCATTAGGTAATAACAATTTAGACATAAATTGGGTTGTTTCACAATTGAAAGAAATGGGTGAGTCGGATTGGGAAAAAGCACCTGATAGAAGATTAGAGGTTGTAAAAATTATTGCAAGAATGAATGAAGTTCCTGTTGATGATTTTACAGACCCAAAAAATAAATTGGAAGCAGGTGTTCAGTTTATGCTGCCAAATTCAAATATTGTAGCACCTTCAGAAGATTTAGAAGACTTTAAAGAATTACAATCGATATTAAAAGAACCGGAAGATTCTGAAGATGGACAATAAACTTAAACAAAAAATCCGATTAGAAGTAAAGACTAACCCTATATGGGGAAAAGCAGCAGATATTTTATCTAATCTGTTCTTTCCAAAAGCTGTTAATCCTAAAATTGGAATTGCGCCACATGCAAGGTTTATATTATGGGCACTTTCTCAATACGACAAAGTATTAATAAACCTTCCACGATTGCACGGAAAATCAACATACGTTACGTTTCTTTACGTAATGTATTGCATCTTAACAAGAAGAAAAAGATTTATTCTCATCGTTTCCAGCACAGGAACTCAAGCAGTTAAATTCCTTACCCGTATTAAATATTATCTTACATCGAAAAAAGTTAGACAGTATTACGGTGACCTCCAAGCAGCAGGTTCGGTCGTCGATGCAGATTCCTATTCGGAATATGTAGACCCAAACACAAAACAAAAATCCAAAATCTGGAATTTCAAAGAAGTAATGATTGAGTGTTGGGGTATACGAATTGTGGCAACGTCTATTAGTTCATCGAACAGAGGCTTGCTCAACATTGACGACCGGCCTGATTTAATTATTTTGGACGATATTGAAGATAGAAAGAACACAAATACACTTGAACTCCGTGAAAGGTTGTCTGATATTATCGTAGAAGAATTGTTTCCTGCAGGTGCCGTTGGTTGCCAATTTGTTGTTATTGGTACAATCTGTCATTACGGAAGCTTTTTATTAAAACTCCGTAAAGCATCTGGTTGGTTTTTCTGTCCATTTACGAGAGCAACAGATACGATAGAGAACATATTAAAGTTCAATGAAATGTTGCCTGATTATTTTCCAGATGAATACAAGTTTAACCCTAAACAAGAATATTTCTCAAAAGATACAAGAGCATTAGACGGTAAATTATATAAAGCTGGAGACCCAACACCTGAAGTTCCGATATGGCAAGGTAGATACACTTATGAATTCTTTTGTCAAAAACTTGATGAATATTTGTCTTTACACAAAGAACTTTCATTTTGGCAGGAATTTTTTAATAAACCAAAATCGAACAGATTCGTTGTATTTAATGAATTTCATGTAGAACCTGATATTAGATTTGAAATGTTTAGGGGCGAAAAAATATTAAAATCTTATGGAGATTATATATTTCCTAATGGCAGAAAATACATAAACGTTTATTCTTTTGCAGGTGGAGACCTTGCAGAATCAAAGAATTTGCATTCAGATTTTACTGTATTCTTTAAAGTATTTACAGACCCGTTTAGAAATGTCTATGTATTTCCGTCTTTGAGAATTAAAGAACCTAATCCTGTCATTCTTGCAGAATATATATTAAAATGGCACAATGAGTATAATTTCGATAATTGCACATTTGACGGACAGCATTTTCAGAAGTGGTTTAAAAGAGTTATGCAATATCTTTGCGACACAGTAAAAGACGAACATGGCAGAAAGATTTATAAGATGCCTAAAGTCTATCAACAACCACGCTCACAAGCAAAAGAAGAAGTAATATACTCAACACTGTCTCCGTATATTAGAGACGAGCGTGTTGTGTTCTGTGGTCAAGAAGAAGAATTTAAGAATTTGTTTAACGAGTTAAGGCGTTTAGGTTATAACGATACAGACGACGAAGCAGATGGATTGACTTATGCAATGTCAAACTTAAGATTTCCACCTGAAATAGATTTTGACAAAGTAAATCCTGAAAATAGTATCGTTCGCAGCCGTCATTCTCTAATAGAAGAATTAGAAGAATTTGGACTTGACGAGAGCGATATTTGGTATTATGTTTAATATAAACTAAAGAGGTAATTATTATGAACGGTAAACCGTGGTATACGAGCAAAACCCTTTGGGTTTCGTTTCTGGTATTTTTGGCAGCACTTGGAAATCTATTTGCTGGATTTGGGTTAGAGGTGTCTCCAGACGCAACTTGGGTTGCAATTGCGCTGTCGGTTGTTCAAGCAATCTTGAGACTTGTTACTAAAGAGCCGATTGTAATTGAAAAAAATGAAGAGTAATAAAGATGCCAAGACCTTTTAGCAGAGAAAAAGAAAAACAGATATTGCGACGAATATGGGACTTGCACTATCACGCAAGTATTGCAAAAGAAATATACATGCAGCAATATCAAGCATCTATGAAACTATACTATGATTCTGTATTGACAGAACACGAAAAGAGATTAATACAGAGTCGTGGTCAATCAGATGTTTCGGTTAACTTTTTAAGGATTCTGCTAAAAGATTTACAGGCATTTCTAACTTCCTCGCAACCGCAGTGGCAAGCTTATGCTGCAAGAGATTCAGCGTTACGAAAGTCTAAACTTTCTAACGCTGTTCTCGGTCACAACTGGAGAGCATCTAAAGCCTACCTACAAGTTTCCGATATTATTAAACGTGGCGTAGTTGCAGGAATAGGGTTATTCTCAAACTACATAGATTATCAGTATAATAATGGCGAAGGTGCTGTTAAGATTAAATCCATTCCCTTCGAGTATTTCTATCCAGATTGGCGTTCACAAGACCCGTTATACGAGGACATGTCTTTTCAGCAAGTTGCTTATACAGTAACACAGCAAACTGCAATTAGAATGTTTCCCGACAGAGCACAAGATATAATAAAATTATCTGCAGAGCCACATAATTATGACACACTATTCCGTGAAGGTACTCTCACTCTTGGACAATTTCCAGACCCAACAGAAATTACAAGAGTAAGAATAATTTCACATTACCAGCTTGAAGAGCAAGATGTTTATGAGCTTGAAGATATGGTAACAGGGGAACGTTTTAGAATGAACGAGAACCCTGATATTCCTACATATCTTGGAATTTCTGTAAATAAAATTACAATACCGACACTAACAAAGTATGACTGTATTTACGGTTCTGGTGACGATGACGGTATTATTGTAGACGTTACAAGATTTCCTTTTAGTGATTTCTTAATTACGCCGTTCATAGACGAATGGACAGGAAACCCATACGGATTAGGTGAAGCATATTTTCTTGAAAAATATCAAAAATACATAGATAAGATGCTCCGTGTTGCATTGCAAAATGAGCAATGGAATTCAAATCCAGGTGTATTTATTCCTAAAAACAGTGTAGATAACATTGCTGAATTTGAAAAGAAAGCATTGTTACCTGGATTTACTTTAGAAGTAGATATGGAATATGGAACACCTGTATTTAAACAAGGTGGCGCTTCAAATAATGGATTGTTTAATATCATGCAATTTATGATTCAATCCATGCGTTCAAGTATGGGTAATATGTTTACACCCGAAATGTCAAAAGGAAACGCAAAAGAAGCACAGTTATTAATACAGCAAGGTCTACAGCATGGAAGTATGATTTTTAGAAATTTCCAAGCAAGTCTTGAGAAAGCCGGTTCTGTAAACTTAAAACTTTCTAAATTCTTTTATAAAGAACCTATGCTGTTAAAATTCCTTGACGAAAGAAAAAGACCAACGGCTGTTGCTATTAATGTACCGCAATTTAATGAAGAAACAGGTGAAGAAGAAATTGTAACGTTAGAAGATATTGAAACTGATGTTCATATTAGTATTAAATCAATGTCGCCTTCGCAAGGCGCAGAGATGGCAGAGAAAATCACTGCTGTAATGCCTTATGCGTCACCTGAAGTTTTAGATATATTGTTCTTGGAATTGTCAAAAGCTCTTGAATTAGACCCAGATACGATAGACGAAATGGAAGCAAGGTTGCAAATATTGCCTCAATTAATGCAGCAAATGCAAGCAATGCAGCAAACGGTAGAACAATTACAGAAAGAAAACGAAGCACT